GCATCGAAATCATAAAGGCCATCAGGAACTCCAATACGACAATCAAGCGAGGGGAAACCGTCAACATTCTTCATGTGAAGGATTACAGGGGAGTCATCCATTACGACCCCGAATTGAAACTGAAATATGAAATAGACTTTGCCAAATATTTTGATAAGTTTTTCGTGAAAAAGGTTGAACTGATTGACGAGTCTTTGCATTATAGAATGTTCTTGCAGAAAACACAACTCATTGATACTTCCACATTGAACATAGAACGGCGCATCAAGAAAGCAAAAATGGTAATGCAAAAATTGGGAGAGTGAAATGTCAGCATGCCAAGATTGGAATAATATATTACATGACCAAGGGTTAGAAGATACGGCATTCGCTTTGCGATATGTTCAATCTACAAAAACTGAATACAATACCGAAGATTATGAAAAACTCTTCGGACAGTTGATTTCCTATACATTGGGTTCTGATAAAGTTGACCAAGACCTGAAGAATCAGTTCATCAACAACTGTTTATTATTGGATGCTTTCCGAACTTATGTGAAAACATATTTTCCCCAATACACCGACAAAGTTGTGTTGTGGGAAAAGTTGCACCACAAATAAAAATCAATGGAGGATAAAATGAGCAAGATAGGATTGGATATTACAAAAGAGAATATTGGAGAATATATAGGGAAAACGGTTTTGGTTTATCTCAAGCCGAAGATGCCCGTACAGGAATCCAAGAAAAAAGGATTTCATCTTGATGTAAATTTTTCTTGGGATAAGCGGCCCACAGGATATAGTGGATATTCGGGATATTCTGCCAATTCAGGATTCAGATATGGAGAGTTGGAACAAATAGAAGAAATGAAGTTTGTCCGTCTTTCCAAAAGCAAAGAATGTATCTTGACGGAAAAAAGAGATTGGGATTGGGAAGGTAAAGAACGGATACAACGACATTGGTATACTGTTGATAGTGTACTTGATGCGAATTATTTTATAGAAATCTTGGAATAAAAAATCAAAAATTGCTCTTCTACACTAAATAAGAGTGGATTTTATTTAGCAAAAAGGAGAGCAAAATGGAAGAACTACAAGTTTTGATTGCTGAAATCGAAGAGAACATCAACTCGTTTCTCGCCGATGCCAAGAAAAAAGTAGCACCCAAGTCAGCATGGCAACGTGCTAGGAAAACAACTTTGCTGTTGCAAAGACAGTTCAAACAATTTCGAAGTTTATCAGTCGAAGTATCTAAATCAATGAAAAAGGAGAAAGAATAATGGAAGTTATGGAAAAAGAAGGTCAGCCCGATTCCCCAACCCCCGAAACACCCAAGCCAACTCACGAGCATTATGTCAAGCAGTTCGCAGGTGAGTTAAATGAAATCTTGAGTAAAGGGTATCCTCTGACGGCAGTTATGCAGGTGTTAGAGGCAGCAGTATTTGAGTTTAAAATGAATCTCTACTTTCAACAAGTGGAAGCCGCAGAAAGAGAGAGACAAAGACAGCCCAAGTTGCAAATCCCGAATATGAAGATTCCTACGGGGAAAATAAAGTAGACTCGCTTTAGAAACAATAAATAGTTTTGATGGAGGAATAAATATGGAAACCATTCTCGAACAAGATTTGCAACCCGTGGAAGATACGCAGCCGACTCCTGATTTACCTATTGATGACCTTGACCTTGAAGAAGTCATCGAAGGTGGAGATGGAAAAGTCGATTACCAATATGTTCTGACGGTCAAGAGCGAGGACGAAGAAACCGATACTCAAGAACTTGAACCATCATATATTTTCTTGCTGACTCCAAAAGAGGAAGAAGGTGAGGAAGCCAATAACGAACTTGAGGAAATCGAAGACACAAGCGCAAACATTGAAGCGACCCAAGCACCACAGGCTTCAGTTTCCCCAAGCCCTGCTCTTCCCGAATCCGTGTTGACGGATTTGGAACCAATCACGGAGAATGAAGCACCTATTTCCGCAGCAGGTGGAGAAAACACTCCTGCGGCCACGGCAACCCCTCCCGCACCTGAAACGCCTCCAACCGAACCAATGCCCGAAGAAGAACCTGAACTTGAAGAGGCTTCTACGGAATTCAGCGCAGAAGACTTGAAATCGTTCATCGAAACATCAGACATGGAAATCAAATTCACCATTGACGAGGAAACGGAATTCAGTATTGACGAAGCGATGGATTATTTGAAACTCTATCCTGACACGGAAGTGTTTGTAACCATCAAAGGAGACTTGGAAGAGTTCAAGAATAAGTTGGAAGAGTTTACAAGCGACAAAGTGGAACAGCAACAAACTGCTGAAACGGAAGAACAAAATGTGATGGTGGATAATGAAGGTGAGACCCTTGACCTCAAGAATACGCCGACAGCAAACCCCGCATCACCGACTGCCCCTCGAGAATCGTTTTCAATCCACAATTTGAAAGGTCATAAGAATATGACCGATGGCATCTACATCGGACATATTGCCGAAAACAAACTTTACGGGCGTATCGAACTGAAATTGACCCCCGATAAGATAATCGTGGACAAGGATGTTTTCTCTTTGAACACTCCTATCAACATCACAGAAGCAAAGGGAAAAGAAAACATCGACATCACATTGGTAGCAACGGATGTTGATAAGTTCCTCTCACTCATCAAAGAAAAATCCGACATCGTTTTTGACATCTAAGATGAAGTTCAGAATAATCGAAGATATATCACGCAGCGGCAATTGGATGGTGGACGAGCCTGAACGGGACAACGGCAATGTTGACGAAACAGAAGTCAAAGAAGAAAAAGCCGAAGGTTGCCCTTATCGCAAGTTTCATAGACGAAGCCAACTAGACGCAGATTGGTGGTGTACTTATTATCACAAAAACAAAGACAAGACAACTGAAGTAGATATACAACGTGCAATCGAGAATGATGAGCCTGATGAAGAAATTACCGTATGTCCTTATGACATAGAAGAATGTCCCATCGATAGATGGACAAGCCAAGATTTTTGGACAAAGGAAGATTGGAAAGATTATTATGAGGAATCACAGAGGGACTAATATGAAATTCACATTGTTGGAAAACAAAACTCGTAAGGCGACAGTCAAAAAAGATATACTCTGTAAAGATGGAACCAAAATTCTTGCAGGAACAACAGGAACTTTAAGAGCGGTTTTGCCAGGTGAAAATCCTGCATTTGCCGAAAAGTATCCTAATCGCGGATATACCACAATGGCAGCTTTTCATCCTGAAGGTTCCGAAAGAGACTATAAGATACGCATGAGTAATCTCCCATATTACTTTAAGGGATTCACCAAGCCTTCTATGCGTACCCTTGAGAAGTGGACATTTGACGAAGCCAATCCCAAGACTCCTGTTGGCACAGTTGTAGAACCTGACGGGGTTGACCCCGATGGGTGGCCTTCTTGGATGTTGATTCTCGGATTTTTGTAAAATATTCCATTATACAAATCTTCAGCCTTTGTGGGCTGAAGAGAATTTGGAGAAAAGCAACAAAGTGTTATGAGCGGTTTCAAAAGAATTATTATAGATAATCATTATAAAAAAAATTTAAAACAAAGAAAGATAATATTTCGTTCTTTATGGGAATTAGCCTTTGCAAATTTCTTGGATAACAATAATAATGTTAAAAGTTGGGAAAATGATTTTAAGATTAAGTATTTAGATAAATTTAATTCTCCTCCAAAAATTAGAATATATCTAGTAGATTTCAAAATCATCATGAATGACGACAGCACCCTTTTGGTCGAAGTTAAGCCGTTGAGAAGTCTGCAAGAAAGGGTAGAGACAAAATCATTCCGCTACAAGTTGATTCACACCACCAACTATTTGAAGAATTTGTCGAAGTTCGAAACCGTGGAACTCTTTTGCAGAAAGATAGGATGGAAGTTTTACTTAGCGGAAAAACAGGAACACCACTTCAAGTTTTTCAGATGGGATATCACCAATAAAAAACCTGTTCCTATTTAGCGAAAAACATAAATAATGTTGTAGGAGGATACAAATGGCAACTCGTTCGAGAATCGGTTATACCATGAAAAGTGGGATGATAAGGCATATTTATGTGCATTGGGACGGCTATCCCGATGGAGTCGGCAAGACACTTTACCAACATTACGACACCTATGGAAAAATAAAACAGTTGATTGATTTGGGGGACATTTCCCAATTGGGTGAAGAAATCGGTGAAATGCACAACTTTGAAGACAGACTGAATACAAGTCCTAAAGATATTGAAAGTGGCAAAGTGAAAGTGCCTTGGAAAGATTCTTGGACATTGGCTTACGGGAGAGACAGGGGAGAAAAGAAAACCAAGCCAAAAGTATCCAAGACACGGGCGAGTTACGGCGATACTTCTAAAAATTGGGATATCGAATATTTTTACTTGTTCGATGAAGGTGAGTGGTATGTTTTGGATACACATAGAAGCCGCGCCGACCACAAGAAGCAATGGGACAAGTTAGGTGAAGTTCTTGGGTTGGAAAAACCGAAAGGCGAGGAAGATTCCGAACTCATTCACGGGGAAAGCAATCCGTTCGCCGAAAAGATGTTGAAAGTAATCAGAGGACAATATACTTTGCAGGAGGAGCAAATGGGAACAAATAATGATACAGCAATCAAGATTCAGAGAGAGGCAAAGAAAACAGCGTTGAGACTTTACAAGCAAATCTACGACAACCTGTTCTTGGCTTCACAGGCATTATTGGAAATGCCGAAGGAATATGTTGACGGTTCGACATTCGGGCAGGAAGGGCCATTCACTCAAGTGTATGCCAAGGTCAAGGAAACATTGGATGCCATGACCAAGGTTGCCTCACCTGAAGTGATGAGTCCTGAAGAAGTCATGCCAATCGAGGAACCGACTGAAGCACCTTCGGAAGTTGCTGTTGGTGGTGAAGACGATTTAGAACCACTCAATGTCGAGTAATCGACAGGAGGCATACGATGTCATTTGAAGAAAGGTTGAAAACATTCCTTCAAGAGAAGGAAGAGACAAAACCGAACGAACCCGACAAAGTGAACAAGAATCCTGAATCGATGGTTCAGCCTGAAAAATCTCTGACGGTTCCCGAAGATGTCAAGTCATTGCGTAAGTTCTTCGAGTTGGTCAACCCACAGCGGGGTGAAGTGAAGCGTTGTGCCTTGTTCCGCTATGTCAAGGATTTTCGTCAACGAGGAAAAGATGTCATCATCCTCAAGGGAAAATCAACGGATGAACTGTTACCATTTTTCTCCGTAAATCGAAACGAGTTGTCCGCATATCTTGCTTCCATCATGGATGACGAAGCGGCTATGAAGGATTTCGCTTCTCAAATCGAAACCATTTACACCACGGAAGAAACAGAACTTCAGCCCGTGGATTATATCGATTTCGTCATCAAGAACAAGATTTCGATTATGTCGAATCCTGCTGAAGAAGCGTTTGGGGTAGATAACCCAAGCGAATCGATTCCTACGAATCAGACCCCGAAGAATCAGGAAGACCTGTCGGTAAAGCCACAAGAAGTGGAAGATTCGGAAGGATTGGATAAGAGTCAGCCAAAGGAAAAGTAAGATGAAACGTGGTAGTGCTAATATAGAAACTTTGGAAGAAGCAGGATATGAGTTCGTGCGTTATGTTTACGATGGTGCGGCGGCAATTCTTTATGAAGTTGAAAATGCCCAACATGAATTATTTGCTGTTCGTGATGATGCAATAAGTGGATGGCAAATCGAATATGAAGGAAAATACTTGGAATTTGTACGAAACATAACGGATGTCAACAGTTTTATAGGATATTCTCTTGATGAATCAAAAAAAGGGAATAAAATGAAACTTACCAAAGAAGATATTGAAAAATATGCAACTCCTGAAGAGAAAAAAATTTTAAAGGAAAAATGGACAGGCAGATTACAAAGACAATATACAGATTTTGAGGAATTCGCAGTTTATGATGGAATGTATGGTTTGGCAAGAAGGTTAGGATTTGATAGTGCGGAAGAAGCATGGGAAGCAAATCCTCTTATTACAGGAAGTACAGAACCAGGAGATTATCGTAGAATAAAATGAAATTCTCAATAGTTGAAGATGTGAAAGACGATATCAAAACCGTGGAGACCCAATCCAACCTTTCGGTCGAATTTCACATTTATTCTCCCGACCGTTCCAATCCCCAGGCCGACCAATTCGTAGCGCAGTTGGAGCAGAGGCTTGCGGCATTCGGCACAGAAAATGCTGAACAGACGAACGAATCGGGAAAACCTTTTTCCATGTATAGATTAGTCGGCAAGAAGTTTCAGAACCCGCAACAGATTTCTGAATTTTTTCAAAAAGAATTTCCCGACTTCATCAAACTGCTTGACCAAATTTGGAGAATGAGCAATAACTTCGTAAGGGTGATTCTTGTGGAAGACTCCAATCCACCCAAGCAGATACCTGGAAGGATTTATACATTGCTAGCGGCAAGCGATTATCAAAACATGCTGACGAGTTTAAGAGGATAAGATGAAAATGAGATTGCTGACTGAAAAAACCATAATGGAACTACGCAGTCTGCTATCTCAACTATTGAAGGATATTCGAAGCACTTATAAAGTAGATTTGAGAATGAGTGTCGAATCGGTAATGGAAAAAGGAAAACAAGCAAGAGTTTTTATAGAATATATCGAAGCAAAAATGGCAGGGCATGGAGCCTTGGCATTGCAGAAAATATGTGATTGGGCCGATAAGAACAATATCGTTTTGGGTCTGAAGGCTAGCGAAGATTTCGGCACGGCAAAGGAAAAACTGATTTCCATTTATAAGCACTTTGGATTTGTTCCCATCATTGCGGAAATGGAAAGACCCATTGGAAGTACCCCTGTAACGCAAGAATGCATAAATAAATACGGGAACGAACTTGAGGAGGGCTTTAAAATGTTGACCGAAAAGAAAAAAACACCGATTATGATTCAAAGGCTGAAGAACAAGAAAAAGTTCAAGGGTGTTTCCAAAGAAGACATAGAGAAGTATGCCACGGAAGAAGAGAAGGAAATGCTTGAAGAGAAAAAGGTTCCACCTATGATAAAAAGGCTACAGAAAAAAGGCAAGATGAAGAAAGTCAAGGAAGACCTTGACGATATGGAAGTCGAAGACAATGTGGAAGATGCAGGAGAAGCAGACGAAGAGACCACAAACGACTTGATTGCCGAACTGATTCTCAACGCCAATGACGAAGCTCTGATGGCTTTGATGGCCTTGATTCAAGGTGAGTTGGAATCTCGAGGACTTCAAGCGGATGTAACCGTGGTCGGTGGAGATGAAGAACCTGAAGAAGAACTTCCTGAATTGGAAGGAGCCGAAGATGAAGAACCTGAAATTGACTAAAGAAGACATTCAGAAATACGGAACGGAAAAAGAA